CAGAAACTACAGGTTACGATGGAGTTCAAGTAGATTTTGGAACAGATAAAAGTTCCTACATAGCATGGTTTCCAAATCAAATCAAATCAGCCATAGGTAACACAGGTGACTTCGACCCAGAGAACCCCAAGATAACACACAAGCGGGAGTTTGCTTCCGACTGCGGAGCAGGAAAAGAGGGTAGTGCGGGCTTTCAGCCAGGGAATACTTGTGCAGGAGAAGGTGGTGGTAAACAAACAACAAGGTTAGAAACTAAATTAAAAAGTTTAGGTAAACAAAAATTTCCAGATATTAGCTACGAAGAATTTGAAAGCAGATATTTGTTGCATGGAACATCTTTGAGTCACCATAACGACCAAGAAGATTTAATAAAATTAAATCCACAAACAGGTGAAGCGACAGATAGTGCATACGGAGATTATGACGATTTAGAAGAATTGTTGTTTTTTAGAAAACCAGAACATTTAGAAATGTTTGATATTATGGATTTTGCATCAAAACATAGAAATGTTTTAGATGGTGATTACGATAACCAATTTATATTGCTTGTAGATACTAGCAAATATAAAAAATACTCAGACACTAGATTTTACAAAGACGATGGTTACAACGGAACAAGTTCAGAAATAGGTTGGAGTGAAAAAGATAAGAAATTAAAATCAACAGGGGCAAGTAGTGATTCTTCGCCTATATCAGTAGAATCAAATGATGTTTGGACTAAAGACTCGGTAGAAATAGATTACGCAATTTCGGCTAAAGAATTAGCTGAATACTATGGAACAGATGATATAAATGGAAAAGACATTTATGATTTTATTCACAATAGAACATACAATCCGAAATATGGCGAAGGTCGCAAATTAGACCAAAATCAATCATCTTTATTTAAGCGAGAGTTTGCCAGAGATAAGGACATACAAGAAGAATTTGACTTTATGTTTGACGAGTTCAGAATTGATTTCGATTTTGAATCAGCTCCCAACCTAAGAGCATTGGCAGATTTAGAAGGCAGAGTCCCAATGCTACGCATGCAAGTAGAGCAGATGGAACGAATAGCCAACAACATGGCTATGGAAATCGTTTCTACTGAACGGCTTAACATACTACCTTACCTACAAAAAACATCGCATGCTATAAAGTCTGCTTTGCGTAATGCTTTTTGGGTATCCGATGTGGACCATGCAACTGTTGTCAATCTTCAAAAACTTCTAGCTGATGCTATTCGTGGCGTTATGCCAGATAAGTCGCTTAGTCTTCCAGAATTTATTGATAGTTCCAAGTTGGAAGGCGCAGTAAATTTAACCGATGCTCGGCTAGAAACTATCTATCGCACCAACATTATGACATCGGCTAACGAAGGAGTCATGTCTGTATTGCGTTCGGACGAGGGGCAAGATGCTTTCCCATTGGTGATGATTACTGAAATTGTAGATGATAGGAGTAGACCACACCACGCAGTAATGGACGGATACATCACAACTCCAGGCGAAATGGATAGGCAAAACCTAAGACCGCCAAATGGTTACAACTGTCGGGCTACACTAATAAAGATAGATTGGGATTCCGCAAACGACATGGGTTTACTTGACGAATATGGTAATCCAGATATGATTGCAATAAATAAGAAGAATACGCCAGAACAGCAAGGTTTAATAAAAGCAGGAATTTACCCAGACGAAGGTTTTAAACGAGGGAACTTTATATGAGGCACAAGACATTTTACACTTTGACCGAAACAGCTTCCATGTTGCGAGTAAGCGAAAATACGATTTATCGGATGGCAAGGCGAGGGGACATCAATGGAACGAAGGTTGGAAGACAGTGGAGATTTTCCGATGAATCCATCCAGAACATGAAAAAAGCTTCTGACAAAAAAACCCACTACTAACCACAACTGCCCAAACACTAAAAAAACCGCACATATTCTGATAAATGTGTAGATAATCATAGTATGGGTAAAAATCCGCACATGCCTTCGCATTCAGTATCCGACAATGGCGATAAAGTCACAATACACGACTTGGAACTATTTGTAGGACACATTGATGGCTTTGATGAAGAAGATTCAGATATAAAAGACCTCGACACAGAGGCAATCGAATCTATCATCACAAAGACGAAAAGGCACATGAGCGCAGGAGCTAACCCAAAGCTAGTCTTGATGCACCAAGACGATAACGGGAACTCGCCAACAGAGTCAATCGGAGATATTGTCAAAATACACTCAAAGCCTATACGGATTCTATGCGATGACAACTCTACATTTGAGGGCGCAGGTATTGTTGGCGATGTCGAGATGTCAAAGAAAGATTTTGAAAAATATCTTGCATCTAATCAATACCCCAGAAGAAGTGCAGAAATCTGGGAAGACGGACATTTAAGTGAAGTGGCTTTGCTCGGTAGGGAAACTCCTGCCAGACCACTTCGGGACACAAAGTTTACACGCACAGGTACTAAAAAGGTTTTTCATAGACCCGCAACCTTTGGAATGGTAGCACCTGGAAGTGGAAATACATACGTAACAGGGTCAGAACAAGAGGAACATGAGATGCCAGACATCACAATGCCAGACCACGAAGAAGATGCAAGCTTGAAAAAAGACCTGCTCTCCAAATATCGTGCTGAGAACGATGAGTTAAAGGACAAGATTTCCAAACTAGAAGCGCAAATGGCTGAAACAGAACCACCTTCAGAAGATGAAGAAGAAATGATGTTTGATGCTGAAATGCTAGATGAGGAAATGCCAGAAGAAGAAGAATTTTGCAAAGGCGAACACTGTGAAGATGAAGACGAAGAAGTAAAACGAGAGTTCAAAAAACTTCGTAAATCTGCATCTGGAACTAAGCTTCTACGCACATATTCCCGCATTAAAAGGCAACGAGATTTGTACAAGAAACGCCTTGACGGAATGGCTAATAAGGTGAAGAAAGAACGATTCAATCGAGCATTGGACAATCTTGCTTCACAAGGCTACCTCGTAAAAGCACACAGAGATGTAATGCTTGCAGAGTTGATGGGATGCAAAGACCCAGTTGCAAAATTAAAGTTCTGGAAATCAACGATGAAACGAGTACCAGTTGGCAAAAAAGTCAATACTAAAAATACTCGGCAACGAACAAAAGTAAACTTCAGTATTGACCAGAAGAAACAAGCTTCTGAAAATGCTGTAAAACGAATTGCCCAAGAAGGTCTTGAAGCAACACAGTTCCAAAAAGTCTACCAAGAAGAACTCCGTAAATCTTAACTAACAAGAGAGAAATAAAATAATGTCACATTCAGTACAACCAAACCTAGAAGCGGGTGGAACAATTCGTCCATACCGATTCATTAAAATAAACACAGGTGCAGATAATCAATGCCTTGAATCCGATGCAAACGATACCATGATAGGTGTGGTTGCAGGAAGCACTCGCCAGTTTGATTCAGCAAACCACGCAGAAGATGGCGACCATGTAACTTTGCAAATGGGTTCAATCGTAATGGTTGAAGCGGGTGCATCAATTACACGTGGTGCGCCACTTGAAAGTGATGCAGACGGTAAGGCAACAAACCAAACCGCCGATACTACAAGTCGTAGAATTGGTGGGTTTGCACTAGAGTCTGGTTCAAGCGGTGAAATAATCCGTATGCTTTGGCAACCATACTTCATACGGCACAACCTTTCATAATAACTAATAACACTTAAAGAAAAAGAGATACCAAAATGGCAGAAGTAGCACCAGGACAAGCAAACACCTATGTCCCTACATTCAGTGAAGCGACAGGATTAGTACAGGTTGAGTTTTCACGCAACCCAACTACCTTCGCAGTAAACTCATACGCAAAATTAGTTCCTGTATCAAAAGATACGGGCTACTATTTGAAGATAGACGAGGAGGAACAAGCCCGCGTGGTTTCAACCTCCGATTGGGTTTGGGGCGATGGCAATGATGCGCCAGAAGGCATCCAACAAGACCACGAATTCAGCACATTCAGAACTCAACGTCATGCACCAACTTTTCAACTCGGACAGAAATCAGCAGGTAATGCCGACTTCGATGTAATCGCATCACACGCTAGAATGGCAGCATCAAAGTGTATGCGTATTCGTTCTTACCGAGCAGCAACAGCACTTACCACAACAGGTAACTGGGTAACAGGAACAACTGACACAGCAACTAATGTTGGTGGTGGTAAGTGGAGTGCTGCAACAGCATCAAACAACTACATCCAAAAGTCGTTTAATGGCGTAGTTGAAAACATCCTTTCTAACACAAACGAAGCAGTTACAGCAAAAGACATCACAGCAGTAATGTCCGACCAAACCGCACACGCAATCACAGAATCTGCGGAATATCGCACGTATTTCCAAGGAAGTCCCTTCGCAGCTAACTTTGTTCGTGGCGCAGGAGAATTTGATGAGTTCCTACTCCTTTCAACATTCTTTGGCGTTGGTGGAATTATTGTAGACCCAACTAGCCGAGTTACAAATCGTAAAGGTGGCACGAAAGCACGTTCACGAATCTTTGATGACGATTGTGTATTCGTTTCACGTGTTGGTGGTCAAATGGGAACAGAGGGTGTTCCAGATTTCTCAACACTTTCAATCTTTGCTTATGAAGATATGACCGTAGAAACCGAAGATGACACATGGAATCGTAGAATACGAGGTCGTGTAGTTGATGATTCAGCAGTGGTTCTAACAGCCCCTCTCTCTGGTTACCTCCTCCAAGATGTTTGGGATTGATACTTAGGACAATGGGTTATGATTAACCCGACCCCCTATGAGGGCGGGAGGGATATTCCCTCTCGCCTTCTTTTATGGAGATTACATGGCACAAGCAACTTACATCACAGCATCCGAACTAGCAGAGTCTTTTGATTCTAGGATGATTAAACAATTGTCTTCGTATACGGGAAGTCCACAATCTAGCGTGGACAACTCAACTGTAACGAATGCTATTGAAAAAGCATCTTCAGAAGTTGAGTCTTATGCGTTGCGTGGTGGTCTTTACACATCTACTAATTTGTCTGATTTACAAACCTCGGACGATTGGGCTTTAAAAACTCTTGTTTCCACCTTGACAATGAAACATTTGTTTCGTGGCAAAACGGGTCAAATACCACCTGACATGATTGCAATGGTTGGAGAAGCTACAGCGACTCTTGAAGAATTGCGGGAAGGCAAGAGGGTGTTCAATCTAAGTACCACCCACGATGCAGGTAAGGCAAAGGCGTTTATTATTAGCTCAAACGTGAGAAGTAATTTAAATATGCCTTCTGATGGCATGAACTTCCCTAGAAGGATTACCAATAAATACTAATGGCAACACTACGCATTAAATCCAGTGAACTTGGTGGTGCTTTGATGACACGAATTACCGACTTGGTAAATAGCCAAGAGCTATCTACTGTGTTGGTTGATAGGGCTAAAACTAGAATTAGAAACCAAGGCGACTCAACACATAAGTACGAGGAGCTTTGGGCAACAAGGTTTAGCGCAGGATACAGAAAAGGTGGAAAAGCATTACGTGACACTGGTTTTCTAATGTCCAACCTGCACTCGGAATCTTTAAAAAATTCGACAAATAGGGTTCGGTGGATTCTTAAAGACGGAACGGGATATGGTTTAAAACACCAAGAGGGTTACACAGTCAGAGGACCAATTGCTATACCCCTTAACAAAAAGTGTGCAAGCATTCTAGCTCGGCTTGGCGACCCTCCCCATGACATTAGTGCTATTCCAGATTTTTTAGAAGAAGCACCTAGTTTGAAAGAGGCTCAAAAAGGTAGTAACGCATCTATTAAATGGGACTATTATGTAATAGATTATGAAGGCGATATGGAAGTAAAGCCAAGAAAGATTGCGAATGCTCCACCAGAAGACATTAAAGCTATATCAAGAGTAATAAAAAGAAGAATTAGAAAACAAGGACAAAAATAAAATGGCAAACATTTTTAACATAAGCGGAGCTACAACCGTCCAATATGATACAAGCAGTACTGCGGGGTCAAGTTTTAGTGGGACGGCTTTAGGACAAACCGACAGTAACGATTTAATTTCATTTGAACTAGAGTATTTTAAAGAGCCAATCCACACGACAGAGTTTGGTCCTCATATACCCGCCCAATACGTCAATCTTGGTGCGTTGGGCTATTTAAGCATGACATTAGTTAAGTGGGACTTAGATGCACTAGAAGATTTAACACAAATGTTGCCTGGCACAATAGTTGAATCTTCCATCGGTGATATAGGTGCATTGATGCTTGGTGCTGATACAGCCGTAGGTGTTGCAGACCAAACCTATTCGACAGATGGGCAATGTGCTATCAAACTTGTGACCAGTATTGGAAGCGACTACACTTTTCGCAACTGTGTTATAGACGGTAGAATCAGGGTTATGGACTTCGGAAATAGACCACAGAGATTGGCTTTAAATTTCCTTTGCTTGCCGTATGCAGAATCAGACAACACTTTAGAAGACGGAAGCGTAATTTACACAGAATCTTAATTTTTAACAGGAGGATATTTTAATGAAAGTAATTGAAACAAGCAACGATGACCATGTATTCCAAGTCACAGTTAAAAACAAGGGCATTATATTTATTGATGGGTTTGAATTGGCATCAAGATGTGCGGAGATACCAGGCGTTGATGATGGCAATGCAAAAGCCACAGATATTGCACAGGCAGTTTCAGATGTTGGGTGGAGCGAGTCGCAAATGTCTAGCTTCAATAGCCACGAATTGTTTTCGGTCGGCTCAAAAGTGTTGGTGGCAATTGAAAACATGGGAAAGTCGTAGAACCGTATGCAAATTTTGCCAAAGTATATGGTTGGTGTCCAAATGTCAGGGGCTTGTCAAGAGGAGAAGTCGAACTTGGTTTAATGGCAAGAATTACGAAGATGAGAGCATTAACCTGTTTGGAATACTTCCAAGGTGTTGGAGCAATACTAAATCCAGAAGTTCTTGTGGGACTAGCATCTCAAGCAGGATTACCAGATAACGAATTGGTTAAATTACAAATGAACATAAATAAGCAGAATATGAGGAATCAATCATGGCAGTAACATTCGAAACATCAAACGGTCTATTTAAAAGACTAGGAAAACTATTTTTTATTGCAAGAAAAGTTGAAGCGCATCAAGGCACAGGTTCAGGAAGTTTGGCAGATGAAATCGAAGATGTTGTGGATGAATTTACTTCGGCTGACATGCACATGGTTTCTGATTTTACAGCGAAAGATGCCATCTTAAATTGGCAAAAAAGTGCGGGTGACATTATGTACACTATTTCAAACATCGCAAAGCGATGCGTTATTGAAATGGTAAACGATGACACAACCTTGAACCAAAAAACATTACGGCAAGCATTGGAAGAACTTGTAGACCAAATGAGTACCTCAGACCATGTAGAAGATGCGGTCTTTTCATTAACTGGCGATGATTCACCCGTCAGTTTTACGGGTACAGGTAGTGGCAGATTCTTCACTTCTACATCCAATGGCGAGGGTAAAAAATTCCAATACTTGCGAGTAGGTTACACGACACTTGAGTGTGTAAAAGATGCACAGGTTTCTGGAACAGCAGGGCGTGAAAGCTTTACTCTTATGAGCGACAAGGCAATATCAGATATTCGTGACCCTGCATTTCCAGGTGGTTACGGAAGTACCAACACCATTGCGGTATCAGACCCAACATATTCGCAGTCCAATGCTGTTGGTCGTAACATGTTAAATAATGGAGATTTTGAAACCTTCACAGTGGCTAACACACCAGACAACTGGACAGTGGCGACAGGCACTATTGGCACAACACTTTTAGAAAACACAGGTTATCACAGGGGTGCTAAATGTTTACGTATTAAGGGTGACGGCTCACAGCTTACAAAAATTACTCAAACATTTAATACAGCAGGACAGACTACTGCAAAGTTTAAACCCGAAACCAGATATGGATTATGCT